CAGAGTAATAACTCGGAGTCATCTTACCTGTAGAATACAGGTCTTCCGCTCTAGCAAATCCTGTCTTTAGATAGTCTTTCTGAGCATCCCACGGTTCTGTCCGTGTAGTTTGTGTTTGGCTTCCTCCTGACATAAATTACTCCTTCATTAATTCGACACCGACAAGGATTGGAGCGCTACTTGTAATCCCTTCGGGAAAATATGGATAGTAATCATAAGCGTCCCTATCCTCTCTGTATCCTGACCTTTCCCACATACCATCGTGAGGGCTATAGGTGTATCTAGGATATACATATTTATATCCTTCAACATCTGGCATAGGAAGTCCTGAACCTACAGTTTCTGGTCCACCGGGAGATTTTGAAGATACAAAATCTGTTGACCAGTTTGGAATTTTATCTGGAGAAGCACCAACTATTCCAGTTAATCCAGTATAGTTTAGAAAACCCGGAAGGTGTGTCATTCCAGTTCTTGCTCCAGCCTCGGTACTCCACGGACTATAATCTGCCGCCAGTAAACCCGGAGCCAAAGGCTGTGATATTGGTATAGGTGTTCTTACTGCCATTTGCTTTTAATATCCTTTGTTATTACTGAGTATTCGTTATCCCATTTTAATTTTTTTGCAAGACCTTTTCTTGTCCAAGCCTCTATAGCGGAACATCTATGTCTTACTCCAAATCCCTCAATTACTTCTACAAAATCTTTCCAATGCTCGTAGTCGTGACCGCTTTTGGTAGCAAAGGTAATTATTCTTAAGACTCGTTTCCTTGGGTATGTAATGATTTCTGTAACGCCAGAGCAGAATATCTCTCCGTCTTTCATTCCTACCCATAGAGTTTGGCTTTCGTCAAAAATTCTTTGCAGTACATCTTCTGAGAATAATTCTCCTTCAGCGTGAGCCAGTGCTTTATCTATTAACGGCTGTACTTCATGCCATACATACTCCACATCATTTGGATTTACAATGAGAAGTGTAGGTTTGTCTTTGTCAACAGGTCTGTGAACAGACTCTAAAACTTTGTCCATGATGTTCCGTTGTATAAATACACGCCTTCTCCGCTACCGGGATTCCAATCAGTACCATCAGCATACCTAATGTCACCAACTCTAGGACGCTGTGGTTCTTCATGTATACGCTCAAGCCTAAACGTAGCCTGATTATACAGTATTCCTCCAAGCCGTTTCAACTCGGTTACAAGATATATTCCAAGATCATCTACGCTTTCAGGTAGTGGACCCGGCTCATACAGAGTAACACTTTTCTGAACTCTATCAGAGTAAGTAGCCATTAATAAGACCTTGATCCTCTAGCGCCAATGTTCTTTACGTCTATTGCGTAACCGTCTAACTCCCAATCCATGTCTGTAGTAGACTCAAACTTGACAGCATACAACTTACCAGTACCTCTGACAGATACTTTAGACTGCGTATTAGGATTAAATGTGGTGGGAGCGTTCCATGTAATACCTTCTTCAGTAGACATGGACGTACCCAAATATACGTTTATCTCATTGTCACTACTAATAGACATCTTAGGATAGATAGCGCTGATTCTTTTTACCGTTGTCTGGTCTGGCTGTCCTTGTTCGTTCAAGGTAAGACCACTTCTCTCAATGTAAGAGTCCATAAACGTAGTGTCTTCTTTGTTGCCAGAGTTATCGCGGTATAGTTTAGTGTTGCCGGGATCAGCAAACAACAATACCTTATCCTGTAGGTCGTAACTCATAGTCCAAGGGCCAGTAGAACTCTCCCAAGTATCAGTAGTTGCCGCCCATGTAGTTGCTCGTACCGGGTTTCCTACGTTACCATAACCAATGTGTGACAGGTCAGGTATATCTCTAATAGTAAACGTATTAGTAATGTAGTTCCATACTACCGCTTTATTGGGCTGGTCTGTTGTCGCACCGTCAGCCGTAAAGCAGAAGAGTATTTCAGTTCTTCCGTAGTCAGCGGTAACAAAACACTTATTAGTCTGCTGTCCATCAATAGACTGGAACACATATTCTTTTAACTTCATAGGCAGGATTGGTTTAATCCTCTGCCCATCGTTAATGTAGAAGTTACCTTTACCAAAAATAGCATGACCGCCATCAAACTCTGCTACACAGTTCTTTGATATAGCGCCAATAGTAGGAGACAACTGACGGAAGGAGAATATAAACGGCGTACCAACAAACGTCATAGAGTATACAGCATCTTCCTTATATATCATAAAGGAGTCTCTTAACTGTAGACCGTCTAATATATCTCCTTTACTGTCTGCCAGTTCAAATTCACCAGCATCAACCGTACTCGTTGTCTCATTCCATGAGGTAGGAAGTGTCTGTGTCGCAGATTCTGTACTCCATTTAACTACTCTAGGAAAGTTTACACCGTCTTTGGTAATATTAAGAGCGATCAGGAATGATCTAAACGCTCTCATTGACTTACACAAGGTAGTAATCTTTACTTCATCATTATCAGAATGTGATGCCGCGCTAGTTCCGTCTGCTCCTCTACCGCATCCTGTGAAAGTTGTGGACGTTACACCAGTGTAAGTAATCTTCTCTGAGCCAATATTTATAGTCCCGGCACTAGGGAAGTCCTCTGTACTATCTACCGTAATGGTTGTAACAGCGTCATTAATAGCGCCATCCAACAGTGTAAGGCTAGGCCAGTTAGTCAAATCCTGCATGAGTTGGCTAGACAATGGCTTGCCATCCGTTAATGCCCAATACTGAGGATTATCAAAGTTATTAGTCATTACAAGGACACCGCCAATAATGGTAGATGTCCATCCTTCATCAGCAGTAGCAGAGTAGGCTCCGCTAGAACGTGTAATATTATACCATTTAGAAGACCTGACTACTGCATCTCCGTTAGTATGAGAAGCGGCGGTAGTGCTGTCAGCGCCTCTAGTACAGCCAGTAAACGTAGTTGTAGTCTTACCTGTATAGGTGATGTTTTCTTCGCCTATAGTTATAGTTCCTGAACTCTCAAAACCTGTAGTGCTTGCAACGGTTACGGTAGTAACAGACGAGTTTATATCTCCGTTAAGAGTTGTGGATGTTCCTGTATTATCGTATGCGTATATAGCCGTAAGACCGCCAACAACCCAATACTCTGGAGTACCAAGAGTAATCTGTGTTATATGGTAAGGAGCAATAGGGCAGGTAGCCATAACCTCTGAATAGCCCGGACATTTTTTGATAGAGCCTTCTTCGGTTTTTACATTATTGCCATCAGACCATACGTTAGGCGGTAGATTCCAAGAACTTTTTTCCTTGACTATACCTACCTGACCAACATTATCTATATTAATTAAGGCCATTAGATATACCTAACGTGATACGGATCAGCCTCCGTGTCTGGCGCTTCCGGCCATCCCCAATAAGTTTTGTCTACGGTACGATTGACTGTCTCAGTCTCCGGCCCAATCGTTTCCACACCTTCATCGTCGTAGGTAGATACCTTCCTTTCCTCCTGTACCTCATGATTCTGGAAGTTCTTTACTGCGTCCACAGATGCAAAGGCTTCAACGCCATTCTCAAGACTGTTACCGTGAGCGCGAACTTCGTTACGGTAGGTTGTCCATGCCTCTGGCACAGCCGTACCGTCTGCCGCTCTGATTACCATCCAGTCAGAGGATGAGAGCAACGCGCCCACATGGGCTTTGATTTTTGCGATCAGGTCTGCTTTGAGATCATCGACATTCTTTTCTGTCGTGTCGTAAGAGATCACCCACTCGCCATCAGTAAAAGCGTAAGATTCCGCGCCAGTGTTGTAGTACCGTGAGTCAGGTACTTCCACCCTAGCCGGTGCAATGCCGATCCCAAGCAGTTCTGCTTTAGACCATGCTCTGAAAATGTTGGCAGGGTGTTGTACGCCATCAACGGTCAAAGCGCGAGGCGTTTTAATTGTTCCAAATGTTTCGCTATACCACATGATTACCTCGCGTTAGATGTTTTGAATGGTGATTCGGCGAATGCCAAGTAGATGTAAGAGCCAACATTTACTGTTGTTCCTGCTTGCCTTAACTTAAATCCGTTAGACACAAAATCTAACCTATCTGTATCTCCTACAGTGCTTTCGCTATACGCTTCATCAGCAATTAAGTTTTTATTTACTACGTTGTAAGTATTACGGGCATTATCCAACAACAACCATCTTGCTCCAGTAGAACTGTCGTACCGCTTAATCATTACATAAGCAGGACGAAAACCTGTATAGATAAATGGGCCATCTGTTGAACTATTCCCGGTGTAACTACCTACCTTGCTGTAGCCGTCTACTGAATGGAAGCAGTAGGCGATGTAGTTATCGCCGCTTACTCCCTGATTCGTACTGTTGCCAACATAAAATACGCTAGAAGTTGGAGCAGTTCTACCAGAGTCTCCTTTTGCGTCAGTAGAATCAAGTCTAAGAAAGTCAACACTACCATCTATGACTGTAGTAAATGTCTCCCAGTTGCTAGAGCCTGAACTTCTGTTTTTCAAAATCCACAAAGTGGGTGTTTGTGATAAGCCATGACCAACAGTAGTATTATTTGTTCCTGAACCTGTATAGGACACAATCGAAAAACCAGCCGTAGTGTTTGCACTCACTGAACTGGTGATAGCGCCGTCAGTGTTAGAGGATGCTGTGCCTCCGGCTTTCCAAGTCCACGCCACCTGTGTTTCACCAGAACCATTTAAACCGCTGACATCAGTTCCGGCAAT